TTCTTACAGAAGGATCACTTCAGAATACCACCGGGTCTAAAGCCAATCGTCAGAAGTTGGCTTCGACTAAGAAAGGTATCGAGAACTTTCTTAACAGTTCTCTGCTTGAGATTCGTCCCATGCGTATCGATAAACTCCAAGGTCTTAGAGTAAAATGCGCAACTGTTGACGAATGGCTTTCATGCGATATTAGAGAAGATCCTATAGGCGCAATAGAACAGGGAGCATCCAAGGGAGAGGTTCCTGATTATTTGATAGTTGCTACAAGTTCTGAAGGAACTGTTAGAAACGGTATAGGCGACTCTATTAAGATGGAGCTTATGAAGATTCTGAGGGGAGAATATTATAATCCGCATGTGTCTATCTGGTACTACAAGCTTGATGATATTTCAGAAGTTGGCGACCCATCTCAGTGGATTAAAGCGAATCCCAACATTGGAAAGACCGTTAGCTATGAAGTTTATCAGCTCGAAGTAGAAAGAGCTGAACATTCGCCTTCGGCCAGAAACGATATTTTAGCAAAACGTTTCGGAATTCCTATGGAAGGATTTACATATTTCTTTACTTACGAAGAAACTCAGGTTCATAGACTCAGAAGCTATAGAAAGATGTCGTGTGCTCTTGGCGCGGACCTTTCACAAGGCGACGATTTCTGTGCATTCACATTCTTATTCCCTTTGTCAAACGGCTCGTATGGTATCAAAACCAGGAGTTATATTACAGAACTTACTCTCAATAAACTTCCTCCTGCGATGAGAACTAAATACTTGGAATTTATTAAAGAAGACAGCCTCGTTATTATGAACGGGACTGTTTTAGATTTAATGGAAGTATACGAGGATCTCGATCAGTATATTTTAGACAATGAATACGACGTCTTATGCTTTGGCTACGACCCGTATAATGCCGAAGAGTTTATTAATCGCTGGAAAATGGAAAATGGCCCATTCGGTATAGAAGTTGTTAAGCAGGGGGTAAGAACCGAAACAGTTCCTCTTGGCGAGCTCAAAATCCTTGCTGAAGAGAGAATGCTCTTATTTGACCAGGAACTTATGAGTTATACCATGGGAAACTGTATAACGATAGAGGATACTAATGGAAATCGCAAGCTTTTAAAGAAGCGCAGAGACCAGAAAATCGACAATGTGTCAGCAATGATGGATGCGTACGTCGCATATAAACTTAATAAGGAGTTATTTGAGTAATGTGGACTTATAATTATCAACGCCCAAACGAACTTTATCACCATGGCGTTAAAGGGATGAAATGGGGTGTCAGGCATGATAGACCATCTAAAGGCAACACGCATACATCGTCGAATAATTCAACTAAAAGAGGACTTAGTAGAAAACAAAAGATTGCGATAGGCGTTGCTGCAGTTGGAGGAATGGCCGTTATAATGGGCGCTGTATACTTGCATAAAAAGAATAGCTATCTTCCAAGTGGTATAACAACCATTACAACCACCCCTCTCAAAGACAGTCTTGATATGTTTAGTTCTAAAAACGGAGTCGATCTTCGTAAAGGTATAAAACTTCAAAGGATATCTTCTGAGGCCACCGAGCATCTTGTAAAAAATGGTTCTTCCTATGTGTCGTATAAGTTTAAAGACAATATGAAATATATTAGGCGGTTGCCTAACGAGTCTTGGCTTAGTGGAAAAGATGTTTACGTTCACAAAATTAGAACTACGAAACCGGTTAAAGCACCATCGTCTAGAGAAGCGGCCAATATATATTTGAAATTATTTCCAGATTCTACCCAGGCCGGATATGTAAGATTTTATCGTAATAATGTTCGCGACCCTGAAAATCCAGATACTATTAGATTCATAAAAGAATTGAACAAGCGAGGATATAACGCCATGATTGACGAGAATGATTCCGGAGGAACTAGAAAGTTTTCAGATTCCGCATTGCTGTTATTCAATCCGTCAGAATATACAAGTAATTCAAAGAGCCATAAGTTGAATAAAATAGAACGAGTCATGGCGGTATATTTTAGTTGAGAGGGCGTATTAATGAGTAATGTTATGACATATCATAATGAACTTTATCACTACGGTGTTAAAGGAATGAAGTGGGGTGTTAGAAACGACAAACCCACGACTGGACGACGGCGTTCATCTCGAGATAAAAAGAATTTAGGTCGTTCTGCTGTTCAACGTCTATATGGTTCTGACCGATTGTCAAAAAACGAAGGTGTCGTATTGGCGGCTATTGCGGCTAATCCAGAACTAACGGCTTATGCCGCTATGACGGCGGCAACGTTAGCTCTATACGGGGCGAAAAAGATATCCGATTTAAACAAGCAAGGATGGTTTACTGAGAAATACAAGGCTTCGGATATTAAAAAAACGAACACTTCAAAGGACGAGGATATAAATATTATTAATTCTATTCCTGGAGTTTCTGATTCCGCTTTAAGAAAGATTGACGAAACAAAAGATATACTTCAGCTATCCGATAGCGACCAGAAAGCAGTTATAAAAGCCATGAAGGACGGCTACTTCACAAACTGCGTTTATTGCACCACATCCGCTGCAATGCGAAGACAAGGATACGACGTTGTCGCTAAGAATTCCCCTGGACGAGGGCATACCGTCGGAAAAATGATGAAATGGTGGAACGGGTCAAAGGTTGAAAATTTCAGGGGCGAAAGTGAGTCAAATCCTAAGAAGGCTACAAAATTTGCTAGTGACTCGATGGATAAACAATTTCGAGAATATTCTAAGAATAAATCCTCTACAAAGCGGGCCGATGAAATCCGCCATATTACTAAAACATTAAGCAGTCAAAAGCCAGGGGCTTATGGCGATTTGTTAGTACATGGTGATTGGACGGGGCATTCCGTTGAATATTCAGTGGAAAAAGACGGCGTAAAAATATACGATAATCAAACTAAGCGTAAATACGAAAGTCTTGATGAATTTTTCGATGCGAACGATTATTATCCAGAGCGTTCATATTTTGTCAGACTTGATAACTGTGAACCAAACATAGACAGAATGCTAAAGGAACATGTAATCAAACCAAGGGGGAACTAATATGAATATTGAAACTGCAAAAGAAAAAGTAGAACAGGCTTTTCCGAAGTATAGTGTTAAAGAATCATATTCCGGAGTTATCGCCGATGAAGATATTTTTGCTTTTGTTATTAGTAATGGAGCACCGAACAGAGTTATTGCTGTATATTCCGATGGCGATATGAATGAAATTAACGGGCCTATGGCTTCTATATTAATTAATTCATTAAGGAGGGACTAAAATGTGGACTTATAATTATCAACGACCAAACGAACTTTATCACCATGGCGTTAAAGGGATGAAATGGGGTGTCAGGCATGATACTCGTTCTGGTTCTATAAGTGCTATGGTCGCAAGAAGACAGAATAAAAAAATAGACAATAGTTTCAAGAAATGGAGAGAAGGTTCTGACAATCGGTCCGACGCTATTAGGCTTGGAAAAGAAGCAAATATTAAAAGAATGGCATACGAAGCCGATAGAAAGAATCGAACTTTAAAGAAAGAGTACAAATCTGCAAATAAAGAATATAAGCGTGCTCTTAGAAGTAACACAACTTATAGAAAAGGGCAAGTAAAAAGCGAAGTTGGAAAAGATTTATCAAGAAAGTATCTTTCAAGAGCTAAAAAAGCCGAAAAAGCATTGCAGAAAGATCCTAAGAATAAAGCTTTAAGAAAAGAGTACAAATACGCCAGCGACAGACATGATGTCGAGCGTATGAAGGCTAGAAGGGCTCCTGCAGTTGCTGCCAGAAGATCCAGAACCAAAGCTAATATGAAGCGAGGAATGACAATAGCTGTTAAAGCAGCTGCGTTTTCTGCTGCCGTTGGTGTTGGTGTTGCCTATGCAAACAAAAAAGGATTCGATATCAAGAAAGAAGATATTTATAAAGTTAAAAAATATGCAAACATGGCTCAAATGGCCATGAGTTTTATGTATTAAATTTGTGCGATATTTTTAATCATATATAACTTATAGGAGAAATACCAATGCCATCATTAATTGAAAGATTCAAAAATGGATGGAACGCTTTTGCTTCCAGAGATCCGACTCCGAGATCCTATATGGACTACGGACCTGGATATTTTCAAAGACCTTTCCAAAGAAGGTTATCACGAGGAAACGAGCGAACTATCGTAACCGCTATATACAATACAATATCCATCGACGTATCATCTATTCCTATTCGTCACGTCAGACTTGATGACAACGAACGATATTTAGAAGACATAAACGATGGACTAAATGAGTGCCTTACACTAAGAGCAAACACAGACCAGACTGCCAGGGATTTTATCCAGGATCTGGTCCTTTCTATGTTTGACGAGGGTGTTGTCGCAGTGGTTCCTGTTGAAACGTCAAAGAATCCAGAAAAAGATACTTTCGACGTTAGGTCTATGCGCGTTGCGAAGATTGTTGAGTGGTATCCGCAGCATGTTAAAGTTCGGGTTTATAACGAATGGGCAGGAAGGCAAGAAGAACTAGTATTTTCTAAAAGTGCAGTATCCATTCATGTGAATCCGCTTTATTCAGTCATGAATGAGCCAAACTCGACTCTTCAAAGACTCATAAGAAAATTTACACTTCTTGACCTTGTCGATGAAAATACAGGAGCTGGAAAACTCGATCTTATTATTCAGCTTCCATATGTAGTCAAGAACAAAACACAAAGAGAGCAAGCAGAGCGGAGACGCAAAGAAGTCGAAATGCAGCTTGCAGAATCCAAATACGGTATTGCTTATACTGATGGAACAGAGCGAATAACTCAGCTTAATCGTCCTGTTGAAAACACCCTTCTTAAACAGATTGAGAGTCTGACGAGTACACTATATGGGCAGTTAGGAATCACCGATGCTGTTATGAATGGTACAGCCGACGAAAAGACAATGCTGAACTATTACAATCGTACGGTAGAGCCAGTATTGGCTTCTATAGTAGAACCTATGGTTTGGTCATTCTTATCGAGAACCGCCAGATCACAAGGACAATCAATTAAATACTTTAGAGATCCATTCCGTCTTGTTTCTCTTAATGACATCGCTAATGCTGCCGATGTTCTATGCAGAAATGAGATTACATCTTCAAACGAGATTAGACAAAGAATTGGTCTTAAGCCATCCGATGATCCTAAGGCAGATATGCTTAGAAATAGTAATATGCCTCAGGAGAACACGGTTCCTCAAGAAGGCGAGACTATGATGGGACCAGACGGAGACGATTCCAATCCTCCAATCTCAGAAATAATGGATTAAGAAAGGACTTATCAAAATGAGGGAAAATTACGATTTTAGCGGTTGGGCTACCGTAAACGATCGTAAATGTTCCGATGGCAGAACTATCAGACATGGTGCTTTTGCAGAGCAGGATGGACAGACAGTTCCTCTTGTTTGGCAGCACATGCATGATAGTCCGGTTAACGTTCTTGGTCATGCTCTTTTAGAGGCAAGACCTGAAGGAATGTATGCCTACGGAAAATTTAACGATACTGAGATGGGGCAAATCGCTAAAGAACAGGTTTCCCATGGAGATATCACAAGTCTTTCCATTCATGCTAATCGTTTGCAGCAGAAAGGCGGAGATGTTCTTCATGGAGTGATTAGAGAGGTTAGCCTTGTTTTAGCCGGTGCTAATCCTGGTGCATTTATCGACGTTCCTGTAATCGAGCATTCTGATGGGCAGGTTGTCGATTCTGATGAAGCGATTATTTATACGGGTGAGACTCTCGAACTTACCCATACTGAAGAGCAGAAGAATGAAAAGGAGAAAGAACCCGTGGCTGAAGAAAAGAAAGAAACTAACGAAAAGAAGGAAACCAACGAAAAGACTGTAAAAGACGTATTCGACGAATTTACAGAAGAGCAGAAGAACGTTGTCTACTTCATGATCGGACAGGCTCTGGAGGATGCCGGAGTATCTCCCGAGGGTGAAGAAGGCGAAGAAGTTGAACATTCCGATATTTATGAAGGAGAAGAGAACGAAATGAGATACAACGTATTTGACGCTGAAACTCGTCAGGAGAATGTCCTGACCCACGAAGATATGAAAACCATCCTGAAGGATGCTAAGAGACTGGGAAGTCTTAAAGAAGCTGTCCTGGAACATTCTGAGGAAGGTGGAGTCCTGTTCCACGACGGTGAAGAAGGCAATACCCCGAGTTACGGAATCCAGCAGCTTACGAGTGTTATGGCTCCATCTTATGAAACTCACGGAATCGACATGCTGTTTCCTCAGGCACACAATCTGAATCCGACTCCGGAATTCCTGAACGGAGACACTGAATGGGTATCCGTTGTTATGAACGGCGTACATCATACTCCGTTTAGCAGAATTAAGTCTCAGTATGCCGATATCACACTCGAAGAGGCTAGAGCCCTGGGTTATACGAAAGGTAACCGCAAGAAGGAAGAAGTATTCACCCTGCTGAAGCGTGAGACTTTCCCGCAGACTGTCTATAAGAAACAGAAGCTGGATCGCGATGATGTTATCGATGTGACCGATTTCGATGTCGTAGCCTGGATCAAGGGCGAGATGAGAATGAAATTGGATGAGGAAATCGCAAGAGCAATCTTGATCGGTGACGGCCGTCTGCCTGATTCTGAGGATAAGATTAAGGAAACCAACATCAGACCGATTCTGTCCGATGATGATCTGTTCACAGTTAAGGTAACCGTACCTGATGGCAAGGATGATGCCGCTAACGCCAAGAATCTGATCGATTCTGCTATCAGATCCAGAAAGCTGTATAAGGGTTCCGGAAGTCCGAAGTTCTTCACATCCGAAGATGTTCTGTCCGAGATTCTGCTTCTGGAAGATGGGATTAACCATAAGCTGTACAAGTCTGACGCAGAAGTTGCAACCGCAATGCGTGCTTCTTCTATCGTAACTTGCCCGTACATGGATAATCTGACCAAGAATGGTCATAAGGTTCTGGGTATTCTGGTTAATCTGACCGACTACAACGTTGGTGCTGATAAGGGCGGATCTATCAACATGTTTGATGACTTTGATATCGACTTCAACCAGATGAAGTACCTGATCGAGACCAGATGTTCTGGTGCTCTGATTAAGCCGTTCTCCGCTGTTGTATTCACTCTGGGCGAGTAATCAAAATAGGGGTGGTTTATGAAATACTTTGGAAAAGTGGGATTTGTCTATACTGAGGAGACCGTACCTGGAGTATGGAAGGAAGTACAGACTGAGAAAGATTACTATGGCGATGTTTTAAGATATTCTAAGTCTTATCAGACCACTTCTGAGAAGATTAATGACGACGTTAACTTTAACAATCAGATTAGTATTCTGACCGATCCTTTTGCCATGAACCACTTCCAAGATATTAAATACTTAGAATGGATGGGGGCTTACTGGAAAATCACAAGTGTTGAAATCCAGTACCCCCGTTTAATTTTAACGATAGGGGGAGTGTACAATGGCGATCAGGCTTGATCTGCATAGAGAGCTAACGATTGCTCTTGGGAGTGGGAATGTGTACTACCAGCCTCCTGAATCTGTGAAACTTAAGTATCCGTGTATAGTCTATTCGAAAGACAGAGACCGGGTCGAACGTGCTGATAATAGACATTATGTTGTACATCCTCAGTGGAATCTAATACTGATTGAGCATGATCCAGATAGTGATCTTGCCGATGGAATTGTCGACCATTTTAATCAGTATTGCTGCTCTATTGATAGAAGATACAGAGCGGATAATCTTTATCACACTGCGATAACTTTATACTATTAGAAAGGAATTAACTATGGCTGCAATTGTTTGGGATAAGACCGGTGAACATTATTTTGAAACCGGTACCGATCATGGCGTTCTTTATGTAATGGGTGCAAATAACACCTATGAAAAGGGAGTTGCTTGGGATGGCCTGACTGCCGTTACTGAGTCTCCGTCTGGAGCAGAAGCAAATCCTATTTACGCCGATAATATTAAGTATGCTGAGCTGAGATCTGCAGAGGAATTCGGCTGCACAATCGAAGCTTTTCAGTATCCTGACGAGTTTGCTGAATGCGATGGTTCTGCTGAGATTGCTCCTGGAGTATACGCAGGACAGCAGAACAGAAAGAAGTTCGGATTCACTTACAGAACCAAGGTAGGTTCTGATACTGATACTT